AGCAGCTGGATGCCGAGAAGAAGTTGGAGGAGGCGAAGATAACGCAGGAAATCCAAGATGAGCAGATGCGTGAGGACACGCTCATGGCGATGCGTATCGCCTACAACGCAAAACGTCTTGCCGTTGAGCAGGAGTTCGACAAAGCAATCCAAGATGAGCAAACGAAACGCATTCAGCAGGAATTTCAGACACAGATTGATGCGGCGGGAGACAATGAACTGGAAACGTTACGCCTGCAAATGGAGGAACGGCTTGCGTTACTGAATGCAATGCAGCAGCGTGAGGGCGAAAGCATTGAGGCGTTCAACCAACGGAAACTTGAAGCCGAACGTTCCTACCAGCAGGCAAAGAAAGCCTACGCGGAAAAGGAGGTCGCGCTTGAAAATGCAAAGGTAAAGGCAATCGGCTCTGCCGTCGGTGCTTTGTCCGACCTCATGGAAGAAGCAGGCGAAAAGAACAAATCAATGGCGATGGCGGCTAAAGTTCTCGCGCTTGCCGAGATTGCCATTAATCAGGGCGTGGCCATTGCCGAGGGAGTCAAGCAGGCGCAGAGTGTTCCGTACCCTGCGAACATTGCGGCCATCGCTTCGACGATAGCAGCAGTTCTGACTGGCATTACGCAGGCAATCAAGACCGTCAAATCCGCCAAGTTTGCCACTGGTGGATATGTGCATGGCGCAGGCACCGGAACGAGTGATTCCATTCCCGCCCGCCTTTCCAACGGCGAGAGTGTTATGACGGCAGGGGCTACGACGTTGTTCTCCCCGTTACTCTCTGCTCTCAACCAACTTGGCGGCGGCATCCCTATCATTGCCACGAATCCGCAACAGCAGATGGGCGAGGATATGCTGGCAGCAGCCGTGGCAAAAGGCATGGCGATGGCTCCGCGCCCAGTGGTGTCGGTGCAGGACATAAACGATGGGCAGCGACGCGTAGAAGTTATTGATAATATTGCGAGTGTATGACACAATACGAACTTATAAAGACGACGGAAAGCATGTGCAGGGCGTTGGCGGATAATAACGTCAATCCTTGCGACGTGAAGTATCTGGAAGTGTACGAGCAGCTGGAAAGAATGGAGCGCGAGGGGCACAAAAAGACATTCATCGTCGCTTACCTTTGCAGTCAGTACGAAATGAACGAGGCGACGCTTTACCGCGTGGCAAATAGGATGAGGAAGCAGGTACAGCCGTTTTAAGCGTGTCTGACGGGCGTTTGTTTGGCGAGGTAATAACTTACACACAAGCCGAATGAACGCCCGTTGTGCGTAAAATTCGGAGAAAATAAGGTTTTGACTTGGAATTTGTAGGATTTCTGCAAAATGAATAGTTAAAACTGAATAAAATGCGGACATTCAGACGCAAAAACTGAAAGAATTTTTGTAAGATTCCCCGTATTTTTCGGGGCAAAGTATTAAAAAATATTAATAAAACGAAGATTTTTGTTTAAATGTTTGTTTTATAAACATTTTTATTGTAATTTTGCAACGTGAACAATAACAAACAACATTTATAAACCCTTTAAACATCAGAACATTATGAAGACAAAAGCAGAACAACTCGTTGAGGTTGCAAAATGGATTAAAAAACAAAACAATGACTTCGCAAAGAATTTCAAGACAATGCGGAGTATTATCAAGTTCTATTTGCAGTTGCCAGAATGCTACGACAAGACAAAAAGCGTGGTGGCATTCATCAACAAGAACTTGAACAAGGATAAGAAGAAATGGGATAGTTACATTGCACACTGCAAAGTGGAACAACTCTCGGTACTGGCGAACACGCTTTTTGAATGCCGTTATTTTGAAAACGCGCCTTATAAATGGACTACAAAATTGTGGCTTCGTCATTACAAATACAGGAACGGCAACGATTGCTTTGATGTTGTTTGCCCCTCCCAAGACAGGTGCAGCATATACAACGATTTCAAGCCGCAAACGATGGGCGATTGTTACATCACTATCAAAACCCTCGGCGACGCAAAAAGAGCAGCCGACAAACTCCTTGCAGACGAGTTGAGGCTTAAAGGAAAAGACCTCGAAGTTATTTACGATGACAAACTCAAAGAAGCCATTAAGCAAAGCAGCCCGACTGATGAAAAGTTAATGGAAAGCATTGACGTTGTATTGTAAACAAGTTCTACTATGTGCAGATTCAGATTTACCAACACGACCACGGGGCGGGCGGCAGAGGTTGCCGTTGCGAACGTTTCCCGAAAATTCCGCCGTGAGTACAACGCTGGGGAAATGCCCGTGAGCCAGTTTGCGTTCTACCTTGACGGCAAGAGTGACGAGGCACACCGAAAACTCCACGCGCTGGGAATCAAAGACTACACCGAACTTGCGATTACCGAGGTAATTGAGTAATCAGCAGGAACAACACCGAAAAGGAGAGGGCACGACACCCTCTCTTTTTTTTGTTTGTGGCGGGCGAAAATGCCCGCGCCCTAATAACTACCCACTAAACAAACAAAAACCCGTCAGACGTAAAATAAACGGCATTACTCGCAATGTTTGCGAGTTGAAATGCTTATTAGAAAAACATAAATTCGGAAATTCCGAATTATCTTTGCGGTGTAAATCTGAAAATCATGGCAACTTTAAAGATATATTCAGACATCGAACGCGAGCAAGAGAAAGCCGTTGCACGCTTTTGGGGCGACGTGGAGGGCGTGTCGTTTTCCGACATTGACGCCTTTTGCCAGTCCATCCCCGAGGGTGACAACGTGATTGACATTCGTCTGCATTGTGACGGCGGCAGCGTCACCGAGGGCTGGGCAATCTACGACCGCCTGCGTGCTACGGGCAAAGAGATTACCGCCACGGCAGAGGGAAACTGCGCAAGCATGGCAACGATTGTGCTGATGGCCGCGCCAAAGGAGCGACGCCGTGCCTACGAAAACGCGCACCTCTGCATCCATAATCCGTGGATGTGTGGTTATGCGCTGGGCGACGTGGTCACGGCAGACGATCTGCAGAAAGCCGCCAACGACCTGCGAAGCGAGCAGGAGAGAATGGTCAACTTATACGTTGAACGTTGCGGATGCAGCCGCGATGAAGTGCAGGCACTCATGGACGAAGACAAGTTTATCGACCCCGCCCGCGCAATGGAACTCGGACTCATCGGCGAGATTGTGCCGCCTATGAGCGCAAGCAAGACACCCAAATTCAATCAACATATTATGCAGAAAGAAGAAAAAGAAGTGCGTGTCAAGGCAAGTGTCCTCGACCGCATCCTTGCAAAACTCGGCTTGAAGTCGCTGGAAGATTTCAAGGACGATGAAGTGCAGGGCATGGATTTGAACACCGCCGACGGCAACACTATCCGCATCGAAAGAGAGGACGGCGAGCCGCAGGTCGGTGACGTTGCCTCGCCCGACGGCGAGTGGCTGATGCCCGATGGCTCGACCATTGTGGTGCAGGATGGTGTCATCGCAGAGATTCGCCCCAAAGAAGATGCTCCCGAGGACGAAGGCCGCGATGAAGAGGGAGGAGACCCCGACACCACCGAGGAACTTGACGACCGCGACGAAGAGGAGCAGCGTCTGCGCGACCGTATTGCAGAACTGGAAAAGGAGAACGAGGAACTGCGTCAGCGACTGGAGGAGGCCACGGCCAACGCCAAGACCACCGACGACCTCCGCATCCTGAATCTTGTCAAGATGGCAGGCGGCGAGAAAGCCCTTGCGCAAATCAAGACGAATTACAAGCCTGCTGGACGTGAGCCAGACGGCAAGATGGCCGAGAAGCGTGCCACGGCGCAGGCAATGACGGCTGATGACATCATCGCAGCCGCCGACAATGCAAAGAAAAAGAAGTAAATCAAAGGAGAAAAAAGAAATGGCAAAGTATTTTCAGAACATCCCCTTGCAGCCCGAAAACCTCGATTCGCTTCGGGACGCAATCATCAAGAAAGTGTTGGACGACGAGAACCTGCGTCGCGTCGTAACCATTAAGCGTGTCAAGACTGGTGAGCCTCTCGCCATTATCGGCGAAATGGATGCCGTCGGCCACGCTGGTGCAGGCTGTAACCCTACCTACGAGGAAATCGGCATCGGTAACTCCCTGCAACGCTGGGCACTCGGCGCGTGGGAAATCGCCCTCAAAATCTGCTACGAGAACCTTGAGGACACCATTGCCGAGTATTCGCTGCGCACTGGTACGGCTATCGGCGACCTCACGGGCACGGACTTCATGGCCGTATTCCTTGAGCTGCTGGAGACGCAGATGCGCCGCATGTTGTGGCGTCTTGTATGGTTTGGCGACACCACCGCACAGAACATCACCGACGGCGGCGTTATCACCAACGGCGTTGACGTTACTCTGATGACCGCCAACGACGGCCTCTGGAAGCGTCTTTTCGCTATCGCAACCGCCGACGCAACCAAGCGCACGGCAATCTCTGCCAACACCGCTGCCTCTTATGCCGCCCAGAAGTCGGCAATGATGGCAGCAGGCTACGCCACCACCCTCGTTGACAATATCCTGCTGGAGGCTTCGGGTCGTGTCAACGCCAACGGTGCTGCCACGCTGTTTATGAACAAGAAGTTCGCCGACTACCTCGCCCACGACATCAAGGTGACGTACAAGGACATCCTGCCGTTCGAGCGTATCTTCGACGGCGTGTACCTCGCCAGTTACGGCGGCGTGGAGGTTGTAGCCCTTGAAACGTGGGACTACATGATTGACACCTACGAGAACACGGGTGCAAAGTGGAATCTCCCGTTCCGTGCCGTGCTCGCCAACCCGAACAACCTGCTGGTCGGCGTTGACAAGGAGAACCCCGTGGATGACGTTGACATCATCTTCGACCGCGTGAACCGCATGAACCACGTCTATGCGACTGGCAAACTTGACACGATGGTGGCTCAGCCCGACCTCGTTCATGTTGCGTACTAACGTACTCTTCTCAGATAATCTCCCAGGGCCTGCTTGCTTAACGGCGGGCAGGCTCACTTTTTTAAAAGAAAACCAAAACAAAGGAAAAATAAAATGGCAAATCTTTGTAACAGCATCATCGCAAGTGCTATCGAAGCCGACTGCGAGAATATGTCGATTCGCGGAATGGAGCCAGATGGACTGATTATGAACCGCGCCGACATTGACTTCGCAGCCACGGTCTTTGATGCCAACAACCCGAATATTATCAAGACACTCGTCTTGAAAACTGGCAAGAAAGCATACGACGTCGCCCAGCTGGGTAACACCCCGTTCACGGGTCTGACTTCCACCCTCAACGTCGGCACGTACCGCAATACGTGGACAACCGACATTCCCATTGCCGTGCTCGCCAACGAC